TTTAGCAGCAGATAGATTAAAGAATGCAGCAGCTACTAAGAAGTTGGCTATATTTGACGCATTTGAGATATTAAAAAGAATACAAGAAGAACAAGCCATCTTAGAAGAAAGAACAATAGAAAAAGAAGCTTATCAAGGATTTGCAGAAAAAAGGTCAAAATAGATTACATCAAGTTCTACAAGAGCTTGTGCCGCAAAGTGTTATAACCACTAAAAACAAAGCTAAGACTTGGGGGTATGGGTATAACGAGAAGTATAATATTGTTGTTATATCTAAAGATGGAACTCTAGGAGATATTTATGACATACAAGGATTAAGAGTAGGATTACCTAAGCAACCTAAAAACATTAACACTAAGTTTGATAAGTGGCAAATAAACGAATTGCCTAAAGAGTTAAAGAGTATAAAAACTATATTTGATTGGCAGAAAAGAGATAATGATTTTAAGTCAAAGTGGGTAGGTTATGTAGAGGGAGAGTTTGACAAAAGAGAATATGGAGAATGGTTTACTAATAACGGAGAGCCTACTTATATTACAGGAACTCACTACATGTATTTAAACTGGACAAAGATTGATGTAGGAAAGCCAGACTTCAGGGAATCTAACAGGATATTTTATTTATTTTGGGAAGCCTGTAAAGCAGACAAGAGAAGTTTTGGAATGTGTTATTTAAAAAACAGGCGTTCTGGATTTTCATTTATGAGCTCTTGTGAAGCGGTTAATCAAGGTACTATTACTAGAGACGCTAGGGTAGGTATACTTTCTAAGACGGGTTCTGATGCTAAGAAAATGTTCACTGACAAAGTGGTTCCTATTTCTAATAATTATCCTTTCTTTTTTAAGCCTATTCAAGATGGTATGGATAAACCAAAAACTGAATTAGCTTATCGAGTTCCAGCAAGTAAGATTACTAAAAAAAACATGGATAAAACAGATGAGTTGTTTATGGATGGCTTAGACACTGTTTTGGATTGGAAAAACACTTCAGATAACTCTTATGATGGAGAAAAGTTATTACTGTTAATACATGATGAAAGCGGCAAGTGGGACAAGCCTGAGAACATACTTAACAATTGGCGTGTAACAAAAACTTGTTTAAGGCTTGGGTCTAAAATTGTAGGTAAGTGTATGATGGGTTCTACTTCTAACGCTTTAGATAAAGGTGGTGAAAACTTCAAGAAACTATTTTATGATTCTAGCGTAAGTAAAAGAAATGCCAATGGCCAAACTAAATCAGGGTTGTATTCTCTTTTTATACCAATGGAACATAATTTTGAGGGTTATATAGATGAGTATGGTCACGCAGTATTAGAAACTCCCGAAGAACCATTAGTGGGAGCAGACGGTGAGAATATAAATGTAGGGGTGGTAGATTATTGGCAGAATGAAGTAGACTCTTTAAAAACAGATGCAGATGCCTTAAATGAATTTTATAGACAGTTTCCAAGAACAGAGTCTCACGCATTTAGAGATGAAAGTAAGCAGTCATTATTTAATCTAACTAAGATATACCAACAAATAGATTACAACGATGCTTTAATAAAACAAAGAGTCTTAACTAGGGGTAAATTTATGTGGAAGGATGGTATTAAAGACACAAAAGTGGTTTGGATACCGGAAAAGAATGGAAGATTTTTAGTGTCTTGGACACCTAAGGCAGAGATGCAGAATATAGTTATTAATAAAAATAATCTTTACTTTCCTGGAAATGAACACTTAGGATCTTTTGGGTGTGATAGTTATGATATTTCAGGGACTGTAGGTGGATTTGGTTCTAATGGAGCTCTTCACGGTTTAACAAAATTTAACATGGATGAGGCTCCTAGTAATCAGTTTTTCTTGGAGTATGTAGCCCGACCACAAACGGCTGAGATATTTTTTGAAGAAGTGTTGATGGCTTGTGTGTTTTACGGTATGCCAATATTAGTAGAGAATAATAAACCAAGGTTGTTATACCATTTTAAAAATAGAGGCTATAGAGCGTTTTCAATAAACAGACCTGACAAAAGTAAAACGAATTTATCTAAGACAGAAAAAGAACTAGGTGGCATACCTAATTCATCTGAAGCTGTTAAGCAAGCTCACGCTGCTGCGGTAGAGTCTTACATTGAAAAATATGTTGGCTTAGATTTAGATTCAGTTTATAGAGATCCTGATGAAATGGGGTCTATGTATTTTAGTAGAACACTAGAGGACTGGGCTAAGTTTAATATTAATAACAGAACTAAATATGATGCTACTATAAGTTCAGGTTTGGCTATTATGGCTAATCAAAAAGGATTGTATCATACTCCTAAAAAAGAATCAAAAATAAGCATTAACTTTGCAAGATATAGTAATAAAGGTGCATTGAGCACGATTATAAAGTAAAAATGAAAGAACCCATAGTCTTAATCAACCCAACTACCTTTCCTAACCAACAAGCCACAGACGCAGAAAAAAACTCACTAGAATACGGAATGCGTGTTGGCGAGTCAATACAGTATGAATGGTTTAAAAGAGATGGTAACAGTTGTAGATTTTATGATCAGTGGGTAGAGTTTCATAGATTAAGGTTATATGCAAGAGGAGAACAACCAATTGGAAAGTATAAAAATGAAATTGCTGTAGATGGAGATTTAAGCTATTTGAATTTAGACTGGACACCAGTTCCTATTATACCTAAGTTTGTTGATATTGTTGTTAACGGTATGGCAGATAGGTTATTTGACGTTAAGGCTAGTGCGCAAGATGCAATGTCAGCTGAAAAGAAACATCAATTTCAAGAGATTGTAGAGGCGGATATGGTAGCGAAGCCAATGTTAGAGGCTACTGAGGAGATGTTTGGTATTGACATGTTCAACACGCCTAAGCAAGATTTACCAGAGAGTGATCAAGAGTTGGCGTTGTATATGCAGATGAACTATAAGCCAGCTATAGAGATTGCAGAAGAAGAAGCTATTGATACTATATTAGAAGAGAATCACTATAAGCAAAGAGTTCAGAAGCAAGTCAACTATGACTTAATGGTGTTAGGGACATCATTTGTTAAACATCAGTTTTTACCTAACTCCGGTATATCTGTAGAATATGTTGATCCAGCTTCATTGGTGTACAGCTATACTGAAAGTCCAACTTTCGATGATTGTTTTTATTTCGGTGAGGTTAAACAAGTTCCAATAACAGAGCTAGTTAAAATCAACCCAGACATCACTCCAGAGGAAATGGAAGAGATTTCTCAGATGTCATCACTTTGGTATAACTACTATGGTATTATCAGACCTTATCAGGATAGTTTATTCCAGAAAGATATAGTAACACTATTGTATTATAATTATAAGACTACTCGAAAGATGGTTTATAAGAAAAAATATATGGACAATGGTGGTGAAAAAATAATAAGAAAGGAAGATTCTTTTAATCCACCAGAAGGAGAAGAGAAGTTTGAGAAGCTAGAAAAAAGAATAGATGTGTGGTACGATGGTATCATGGTAATGGGAACTCAAAAAGTTTTAAAATGGGAATTAGCTAAGAACATGGTTCGTCCTAAGTCTGCTTCCCAGTATGCTTTACCTAATTATATTGGTGCTGCACCAAGAATGTATAAGGGCGTTATTGAGTCTTTGGTTAGAAGAATGATTACATTCGCTGATCTGATTCAAGTAGTTCATCTTAAGTTGCAGCAAGTAATATCTAGAGTTGTTCCAGATGGTGTATTTATAGATGCAGATGGTCTTAATGAAGTTGACTTAGGTACAGGTGCCGCATACAATCCAGAAGACGCTCTAAAGTTATATTTTCAAACGGGTAGTGTTATTGGTAGAAGTTATACTCAAGATGGAGAATTTAATAACGCTAGGATTCCGATACAAGAATTAGGTACTAACAGTGGTCAAGCCAAGATGTCTAGTTTAATAAGTTCTTACAACCATTACTTAAATATGATTAGAGACGTAACCGGATTAAACGAAGCTCGTGATGCGTCAACACCAAACCCTGATGCTTTAGTAGGCTTACAGAAATTAGCAGCTTTAAATTCTAATGTAGCAACCAGGCATATATTAGAAGCTAATTTGCAGATTACTCAGAAACTTGCTGAGGCATTATCTTGTAGAGTAGCA